ATCCGGCGGTTGCCCATGCGCTCGGCGACCTCGGCGACCGTCACCGGCTCAACCGGCACGTTGCCGCCGTCCAGCGAGCGGATCAGCTCCCACAGCTGGCCGTGGGCTTCCGAGGCGAAGTGGCACGGGTGCAGCGGCATTTCCGCGATGCTCGACGGCCGGGCCATCGCCGTGTGCAGCACCTGCCGCTCGATGTGGAAGATCGCGTCCGCGCTCATGCCTGCAGCCTCGGCAGGGATGGCGCACCGCGCTGCGGCTGGGCCGGTGCAGCTGCCCGCGGCGCGTGGTTCTGCGCCCGGGACAGCCAGCCGTTGACGAACTTCAGCGCCCCGCTGCGGGTCTTGCGGTTCCTCGAGTTGGCGATGCACCAAGCCTTCAGCGCCTTGGCCTGCTGCAGCACGTCGATGGCCGGGTACAGCTGCTGGAACTCGTCCAGCTGCTGCTGGCTCAACCCGAACTCGGAACCGTCGTTCAGCAGGAAGCTGATCACCGGCGGCTCTGCTGGAAGCAGGTCAACGGCCGGAGACGGCGAAGCCGGCGCAGCGCAGGAGCTGTTTTCCTCTTCCCTTCCTTTCCCTGTTCCTTTCCCTTCAGGTGATGAGGGCTCACTGAGTCCTGCGTGAGTTGTAACTGAGTCCTCCCACACAATGCCTATCGCCTTGATTTTGCTGGGAGTCGGACGATTCACGCGCTGGTGTTCATCGAATTTCACGACCCGGCCGTACCGCTTGCCGTCCTCGCCCCGACCGATCTGGAGATAGCCGATTTCGACCAGCTGCTGGAGGCTTGTTTGAGTACTCACTGAGGACTCACGGAGCGGTAAGCACTCCGATCTCACCAGTGCGGGGTTGGCGTTGAAGTAGCCCTCGTCGTCGGCATAGCCGAGCAGCGCCGCCGCCAGCATGTGGGTGATTTCCGGCAGCGCGCTCAGGTCCTCGTGCTTCCAGAATTCGGGCTTGATGGTGCGAATCCTGGCCATCACGCACCCCGCAGCAGCTGCAGGCAGCCGGCGATGTGCCAGCGCTGCTGGACCAGCCAGATGGCCCTTTCCAGGGGATCGGTCATGTACTTCATGCGGCCGTCCTCATCAGCGCGGCCAGGCGCTGCACGTCGCTGACGCCGTCCAGGGCGCGCTGCAGGTCCATGTACTGCCGCAGGAGGTTGCTGCCGGTGGCCGCGCATAGCGGGCCGATCAGACGGTGCGGGATCGGCGCAGAGCCGGTCTGCATCCGCGACACGTAGCTGCGGCTGCGCCCGATGCAGGCCGCCACGTAGTCCAGCTTGTGCCCGCCGGCAGCGATGGACACCGCAAGCGCCTGGGCCTCGCTTTCGATCTGCCGAACGACCTTGACCGGGGCATCAGCGGGCGCCTTGTGCATCCCGAACGCGAGCGGCAAAGGCCTTTGGTTGCAGGTGGTTTCATGAAGTTTCATAGCGTTTAACTCCGCCTCGGGGCGAAATAAAGGCCCAGCCCCGAAGGACCGAGCCGCGTGGAGTCAGTGGAGAAGTGCCCGCAGAACGTCGTAGTGCTGCAGCGCATGTGCGGCCGGCTCTACGCCATCAGCCGCCGCGGTGATCGGGTGTCCGTGCGCTTCATCCCGAAGCGCGAAAGGCAGCGCCCCACCCGGCCTGGCGTGGTCGTGCCGTTCCCGGGGCGCTGACGTGGCCATGTCAGGCTGCCACCCCTTCACGTGCCAGCTGCGTCTGCTGCCACTGGGCGAACATCGCCGCCGCGAACTCGGGATTGGTACGCTGCTCCACCAAGGCCCAGAAGCCGATCTCGGCCATGGCATCCTCTGCATAGCCGGCAGGCACCCCGCCATTGGCGGCGCACCACTCCAACATGCGGCCATGGGCCGTGAGCAACCGATCCGAGGTCTTCTCAGACATGGCCACCTCCGAACAGATCGACGCGGCACTGGCGAGGCTGGAACGAGCCAAGGCGGAGAGGGACAGCTGGAAAGGTCGCAGCGACCACCACTACGCGATGGCTGCGCATCTGGTCGCCGCCTTGGAAAAGGAGCTGGCCAGGCTGTTGAGCGAAGGCGAACACTAGGCCGCCTCGCCCTTCTCGGGCGCCGGGCCGAACACGTCGGGGCGCAGGTCGTGGCGGGAGACGCCGGTGGCTGCCTCGATGGCAATCACGCGCTCCACCGGCACCTTCTTTCGGTCGTACCAGCCAGAGATGGAGGGAGACCGGATGCCGAGTCGATTGGCAAGGGCCAGCTGGCTGCCGGCGGCTTCAACTGCTCTGTCGAGGGCTGTCATGTCCATAGCCGCATTAGCTCACGACTAACGGTCAAATGCAAGCCCGGGGCTAACCGATTCCAATTAGCCTTTCGCTAACATCATGCTCATGGACATCGGCGAAATCAGACACCGCAACTTCCAAGCCCTGATCGCGAGCCTCGAGCGAGCCGGTGCAACGACCCGCGCCGCACAAGGCGCCAGGCTTGGCGGATTCCTATCTGCTTCCTACGTCTCGCAGCTCTTGGGCGGCAAGTACATGGGGGACGAGGTCGCCCGGAAGATCAGCGAGGCCCTTGGCCACGAGCGCGGCTGGATGGACCGGCCACAGTGGCCAGACGAGGGGGCGGCATCCATTCCGATCTCTCCCATTGCGACAAACGAACGTTACGTTCGCGTCGATCAGATCGACGCAACGGGAGGCATGGGGGGGGCTGTGATCAACGACGATCATCCTGAAATCATTCGCTCAGTCGAGTATGGCGAGGCGTACATCCGGGCACTCATTGGGTTCGTTCCACCACCTGGGCGCCTAAAGTTGGTATCCGGCGCAGGTGATTCGATGCGCCCTCTCATTGAGCCTGGAGAGCCCACATTGATGGATTCCGGAGTCACCACGTTCCGCGGCGATGGAATCTACTGGATAGGCTTAGGCGACCGCGATGACGGTCACCAGATCAAGATGCTGCAGCAGCGCGGCGATGGTTTGTGGGTGGTCAGCGCTAACCCACTCTATCCACCATTTCCGTTCCCGCCGAATGGTCGGATTGGGGGGCAACTCTACATCCGGCACAGGATTGAACGGTTCAACTGAGTTCTACCAGGACCCTTGGTGCCGGAGTTATGTCCACTGTTTTTTCAGAAGGAGTTTACGAATGCCCCAGAGTGAAGCCGAGATCGAACAGCAGAACGTAGATACCCTGAAGATGATGATGGATCAGATCGCTGCATTGCAGCTCGCCGTGCAGGTGATGGCTGAGACTCGACCGGACAGAAGGTCATTGCAGGAAGCGATGAAGACGATCAGGGACGACATCAACAGCGATGACATGGTCAGCAAGGACAAGGCCTTCATGAAGGTGGTGGATGATGCGGAGCGGCTCCTAGGCTTCCGCAAGAACGGCTAACGTTGTACCTCTAGGTAAACAAAGAGCCCCGCTTCGACGGGGCTTTTTGCTGGTCGATGGAAATACTGAACGGAAATCCCCGCGTTCAGCTGGGCAGTAAATTCTGTTAGCTGTTAGCTATTGACTAAACGTTAGCGTACAGCTAACGTAACTCCATCGCCCCACGACACCCGGATACCCGGAGGGGCTTGGAGACTGGGATGGCACTGCAGCACCAGACGATGAGCCGGTCCGCACAACGGGCCTACGACGACCAAGCGCCGACTGAGGATGGCGAAGCGCTCGCCGAGCGCATTGACGCCCTGATCGAGCAGTACCGGGCAAACCCGGCGAAGGTCGCCGAGGCGGACCAGTGGATGTCCGGGGCCCTGAGCGAGGACGCCTATGCCGGCATCGAGTCGATGTTCGCGGACATCGGCGACCGCATCCCGCCCACCGGCATGGTTCTTGGGTCCGACCTGGAATCCCTGCCCCAGCCTGTGATCGACAAGATTGCCGCGGTTGCCCGCGAGGCGTCGGCCAGCCGGTCGGTGTACCTGCGCGACCTTGCCGAGGCAGCGGCGAACAGCGAATCGCGTTTCGCTCCGGAGGCTGCGGCATGAGCGCGCACAAGCACACGCCGGGGCCGTGGAAGGTACTGAACGCCCGCAAAGAGGATTGGCTTGGGCGACCGCTGGAATACTGGACGGTTACGGCCGACGACGGAGACAAGTGGTTGTGCGCGAGTCCCGAATGGGACCCGGAGCATGAGGCGGAAAGCGAAGCCAACGCCCGCCTGATCGCCGCCGCGCCGGAGCTGCTGGAAGCGATAGTGCTGGCCCTTCCATACGTGACCGATGCCGAGGGCTTCCCGGAGCAGTTCAAACCGGGTGTCGTCGCTAGGCATGTGGCGCAAATTCGCGCAGCCATCGCCAAGGCAACGGGAGAGCCAGCATGAGCTTCGAACAGGCCCTTCAGGCGGCGGCGAAGCAGACCGCGCGCGACATGGTCGTCATCGCTGTGCTGGCGTTTCTCGCTGGCGTTGGGTTCGCCCTGCTGCTGGGAGCGATGGCATGAGCAGGTACGCCGACAAGCGCAGCTTCGACTACTGCAAGGAAACCTGCCCCGAGGTCAGCCGCGTGGTTGGTGACTTCCTCGATGGAGAGTTCGACAAGTTCATCGAGAAGGTGAAGGAGGTCTCGTCGTACAAGATGCGCGAGGCCCTGACCAGCGCATGTTCTGACCTGATTGCCGCCGAGTCCGAGATTGAGGACCTGAAGCGCCAGATCGCGCAGAAGGACAACGAGATCGATGACCTGCGCCGACAGGTGCGCGACCTCGAACGGGAGGCCGCATGAAGCGCCTCGCCTGGAACGTCCTCGGCTACTCGGCAATGACCGCCATGTACCTGACCGCGCTGTGGTGCGCAGTGCAGGTGCAACCGTGATCCGGCTCGCCCTCTACACCGCGGCGCTGGTGTTCTTCGCCGACATGGCCCGCCGCGCCGTGATCGTGCGCGCCGACTCCTTCGTGCTGCCGCTGGCCCTCCTGTGCCTCTGGCTGCTGGTGCTGACCGTCCGCGCCTGCCGCCGGGAGCATCGCCGGCTCACCCGCCGCCGCACCGACTTCATCCGCCCGCGCAGCTTCCCCGCCCAGCGCAAGCGCGACACCCGCTGATCCCCGCCGGCGTGGCCGGCCCTACCGACGAGGCAATACCCATGTTCGAGTTGACCAATCATCTGGTGAAAGTGAAGCACGCTTCGCCGGTGTACGAGAAACACGGCACCGAAGGCCATGCCACCGGCATGAAGATCCAGTTCGTGACTACCGTGAACCAGAACCTGCTGGACACCTTCAGTCCCGCGTTGAAGCACTGCCTGTTCCGTGGGCAGAAGACCGACGACCAGATGGATATCGAGTTCGACAACGACGGCCTTGTCGTTGTGCGACACCCACGCTTGAAGGCGGCGCAGTGGGATGAAGAGTTCCCGGGCTACGAGGCGACTCTCGGCGCCCC